CCACATCGAAGCAAGGGCCTCGGGAAATAAAACTTCCGGGGCCTGTTTTTTATTCTCCCTTCCTTCCCTTACCTTTATAGTTGCAATAAAAAATTACTTTATGGCTGCACCCGTGGGAAACCAATTCTGGAAGCTCAGATCAACACATGGCAGAGACTATCTTTTTGAAAATGCCGACGAACTTTTTAAAGCCGCCTGCGAATACTTCAACTGGTGCGACGCTCACCCTTGGAAAAAGAACGAATTGGTAAAAAGCGGCGACATGGCCGGAAAGATAGTTGGCGTACCAACAGCGCGACCTTACACTATTCAAGGACTGTGTGGTTATCTGGATTGCAACACAATGTATTTCAATGAATTTGAACGCTCACTAATAGGAAAAGAGGATGAACGTTCGATTGATTTTTCCCGGATCGTACATCGCGTGCGCGAAATTATCTATCAACAAAAGTTCGAGGGCGCGGCTGTGGGGGCGTTCAATTCCAGCATAATAGCGCGCGATCTTGGGTTGAAAGAACACACAGAAAACACGGGCCTCAATAATACCGCACTGTTCCCAGCAGCACTTATCCTGAAGATGCCAGACGGCATGGACGTGAACCTGCCAAGTAATACCGAAGGGGATGAATGATGATCCGGTAGAACTATTCGAGGGCCAGACCGGGCCGCTATATTGGGCCAATCTTACCGCCAAAGAAGATGTGATCGTTAACCAGGGGGGAAGCTGGTCAGGCAAAACGCATTCCATCATGCAGGTGCTTTTTACCATCGCTGTAATGCGGCCGAATTATATCATTACGGTTATCAGCAATACCGTTACAAAACTCAAAGAGGACGCGCTACGCATTTCAAAATCAATCATTTCCAACAATAGACGCCTTCAGCTTTATATCAGGGAATATAATTCCACCGACCGGGTTTACACCTTCATAAATGGCAGCCTTATTGAATTTAAGAGCTTCGAGGATCAGGAGCAGGCAAAAGGCGGGAAACGGCATATTCTATACGTAAATGAGGCCAGCCGAATAAAGTACATGGTTTTCTTTGAAGCTCAGCTCCGCACGTTGGTACGAACCTTCGTTGATTATAACCCCACCAGCCAGTTTTGGGTGCATGATAGCGTGATTAACAATAGATTGGAATATACCAGCGTCAAGGTTATACGGAGCTGGCACATACATAATCCCTTCCTGACTGATAAGCAACGGGAACGGTTGGAGAATATTCAGGACAAAGAAATGTGGAAGGTATATGCCCGGGGCCTGACCGGCATATTAAAAGGCACCGTTTACCCGAATTGGACGGAGGTAAATGATTTCCTTTGGAGCGATGACGTTATTTACTACGTGGATTTCGGTTATACCAATGATCCCACCGCTGCCGGCCGGATAGCCATTAGGCCAAAAGGCACTGATTTTGACTACGTTGCAGATGAACTTACCTACTCGCCAGGTATTCCCATGGGCGTGCTGGTAAACAAGTTTAAAGAGAACGGATATAAGGAAGGGCAGCTTTGCTATTGCGACCACGATCCAACCTTGATACGAGAGCTTAGGATGATGGACATAGCGGCTGTATCGGCTATCAAAGGCCCTAACAGCATCATTTCCCGCATCTTATTCATGCGCAGCCGGAAGATCGGCTACACCAAGCGCAGCGTGAATATCAAGGAAGAGTTGCGCCGCTACAAGTTCATCGAAATCGACGGCCATATAACCAATACTCCTGCCGATGAATGGAATCACCACATGGATGGCATTTCCTACGGGTGCCAAACTTACGCATTACAATCTGGCGAGATATAACCGTTTCTTCCGGGAAGGGTAAAATAAATCTGTTACGCTTTGTTATATTAAGGTATATTTTGTTATATTTGTTATACGAATGGAAAATATTTGTATTCAATGCGGCGTCAAATTTGAAAGCCCCCGGGCATCCCGGTTTTGTACTCCAAAGTGCCGCCAGGCGAATTGGCGGGCAAGCGATCAAAAAGAAGTTGTGATTCAAGACACCCCAGGTATCGAGGATCTTTTGGAGTGGTGCAATAAAGAAGGCTGCACAGTGGCACATGTATTACAATATCTCACAATACCCGGATATCCGAAACCTGGGAGCGGCAATTGGAAATTAAAATACAAATTACAACCCGAAAAGCCATAGCCATGTGTGAACATTTCAATTTTTATGTGGCTGCAAAATGCCTGCGCCTTACGGATGGCGATGATGGGCCTGTTATAGGTTTTACCGCAGACCTGCGGGTATTTTGTCAAGACTGCGGGATGCCATTTTCATGGAAGGGGGTCGAATGGGGCATTTCAAATGCAACCCCTCGCACCAGCATTGACGGGACGGAATTAAGGGCACCCATCGAACCCCAGCCGAACGGCATTTATCGTGAAAAACGTAAACCTTAAGATCATGAAAGCAATTGATTTCCCGGAAGCAAACCTAACCCTGCGCAAGCCTGGCGACATGAAAGAGGAAGACTGCCACAGCCTGCGCGTATGGGCCGGGCCAATTCAATTAGTGAGCGGCGACAAGGTGCCCGCATATATCGCTTGCTATCAGTTTGAAGAGGAAGATATCAACGAATTGATAGCCAATAAGGGCAGGATATACGTGCAGCAGATTGGCGTCGGGTTTAAGCCCATTTCAGTATACCCGCAAAACCCGTTTGGCATGGCTGTAACGGCGCCCGAGCCCCCACCCATAATAATTATCCCATGAGCATATTCAAACGCAAGGAAAAGGAGAACATCGAGATTGTAAACCAGCGGGAGGTGAAAAAGCAGGTTCAATTTGTGGGCAAGTTGACACCACAGCGGGGCCAGCAGGTTTGGGAGTTCGACAGTGCCGCCGGCACCATCTTTCCGGTAGAGCCGGAAACCATCGGGGTGGAGCTGGTCAACGGGCAGACCTTGCGCAAGCTGGTAATGAAGCATGGATGCCTGTACTGCTGCGCCATCAACCGGGCCAATGCCGAACGGAAGTTTATGAAGATGATCAATAATTTAACACCTACAGCATGATCGACATTGTTGTGCCATACTGCCTAATTAACGAAGGGCTTGAACTAAAGTACGCCCTGCGTAGCGCCGAAAAGCATCTTTCCGGGGTTGGCAATGTTTTCATCATTGGGGATAAACCCGACTGGCTTACCGAAGCTATCCACATACCATTTAAGGACGGCAACATGATGGCCGGGAAAGAGCGGAATATCTACCAAAAGGTGCTGGCCGCTGCCATGGACCCGCGCGTAAGCGATTACTTCCTATACATGAATGACGATCATTTCCTGCTGCAGGACTTCGAGGCCGGCCAATTCCCGCCCTACTGGCACAATACCCTTTCCGGCTCGCTGGAAATGAATACCAGCCCTTACCGGCAGACCCTGGCAAATACCATAGCGGCGCTACCGATGGGCGGCATGGAGTGCAACTTTGATGGTCACTGCCCGATGGTATTCAACCGGGAAAGGTTTGTACGCACCTTTGAGCGGGTGGATTGGAGCATACCCTACGGCTACTGCATGAAAACCATGTACTGCGTGCTGAACGGTGTAATAGGGGAACATACGAAGGATTTTAAAATATCGCAGGCCCCACACAGCCAAACAATGATGGACTGGATTATTAAGGAGGAAGAGGCACAATACTTTTCTATTGGTGATAAGGCATTAAACCTTTTCATGCGCGAAACACTACAGCGATTATATCCCCTCAAATCAAAATATGAAAAATAATAGATTCGATCGGGTATTGGATATGTGCTTTTCAAAATTCCCAGTCGGGCATTTTAGCAAAGAAAAATATTCAATTTGTCTTTATGGAATGGAGAATAATTCCTTTCTTGAAGAAATTATCCGCAAGGAAATAAGCAAAATAACGCCAGATTTTAAGATTATAATTCTTTCGCCAAATGATAAATATACTAACGTTAACATATTAGATATCGACCTTTAATACGAATAATTATGGCATTCCCAGTACAACGACACTTTGATGACGGTAGCGAGGAAGACGGCCCAGCTCAGGTCCAGCCTGCCCAGCAGGTACCGCCGGAAGCCGCCAAACCAACCGGGCAGGCCGCCAGGGAATCGGAAATACTGGTAGGGCTGGGCCGATGGGTAGCGTACTCCCTGTTTATGGCAGCGCTGCTGGCGCCCTTCCTCCATGGCCTGCAGTTGGTTGGCGGGGCACTGCTGCTGGGGCACTTTTCCGGGCAACTGAACTCACTGAAACAATAAGTTTTTATTCACCTTTAAATATTAAAACAATGGCAAAAACAATTCCACAAGGGCCAAACAAGCCCGAACCCGTACTACTCAATTCTGTGAAAACATTGGAAACCCCTGAACAATTGGTTACCCGCATTAACGAAACGCTGGCAAAGTATCCGCTGGAAGATGTGAACCGGATTATTTCTACTATTATAGACAATGCCGGCAAGCGGATGGCAGACACACTCCAAACAGTAGAAAAGGAACATGAACGTGTTGCAATGGCCCGGAAAGAGTTCCACAGCATATTTGCTGCAAAGCAATAATCCCTTTTGAAAATAGGCCCCGGTTGATAAGTGGCCGGGGCTATTTTATCACAATCAATACAAAATCATGGCATTAAGGACGGTTAAAGTATGTAGTGGAATTGGGGACGTGATATGGATCTTACAGAAGTTGATCAATACTGGCGAGAAGTTCAACTTCTATCTTCCGGACGGCCAACCTCGCCGGGGGAAACAGGTATTCGATCTGCTGCCGGCCGTAGCCGTCTCAGCAACATACATTCCCGGCCTCTCTTATCGCATTCTTGCCGCAAACAATATTCAAACAGAATACCGGGAATGGAACCAAATAAAGGCACAATCATTCCACTTGAGCTGCAACGATTGGCTGGAGCGCGGGCATCGGTTGGAAGGATTCTTTCCTGATCTGCCGCTGAGTTTCAAACTGCCGTGGGTAATAGGACCGAGCATCAAAGCACAGGTATTATGGGATTTTGATATTAATCCGGATAACGTATTTATCGGCATTTACGGCAGCAGCTATTCTACAGCGCGGGCATGGAAAGAGCATGGCGCCTGGGGGGCAAGCGAATGGCTGGAACTTATCCGGCTTATTCACAAGGAACGGCCTAAAGCCGTGTTTGTGATTATAGGGGCTGAATGGGATTTGGACCTGGCCGGCGAACTGCAGGGGGCACTGATTGCCGCCGATATCCCTCACATCAGCACAGTAGGCAAGGAATTGGCCTATGTCATGGAGGTGATGAAGATACTCTCTTACGGATTTTACTTCCCCAGCGGGCTTCCTATCCTTTCTGAAACGATTGTGGGGGCTTCCGACTGCCTGATGTTCTACGGGTCCAACCTCACGAAGATGATGGGAAGCTGGTGCGACCCTGAACGCCGGGCCGATGGCCGCTTTAAAGAATGTCTTTTTTGTGCCCCGGAGGCGGTGCATGATTGGGTAAAAGACGTATATTGTTTATATGACAAAATATAACTATCATGGAAGATAAAACCCGCGAAGACGCCTACGGCAAAGAACTGAAGCGCGTTACATTGGATGTTACCATGGATGACACCTATGAACACCAACCCCTACCGCCCGATGAATACAGGCCAGAGGACAACCTTGACGGATGCCGGGCCATTATGCTCTGGGTAGGCGCCGCTGCCGCATTGTTGATTGCATCCTTTCTTTACATCATACTTAAACACCATTAAAAATGTCGATGCACCCGGATAGAAATTTATTCAAGGAATTCAAGGGCAATCACACTGTGTTTTGTGAAACGGGTTCCTACCGTGGCTCAGGTATCCAGCTTGCCCTCGATGCCGGTTTCAAAAATATAATCAGCATTGACATTGACCCGGCCAACATCGATTTCTGCATGAACCGGTTTGACCTTTACCGCGGCATCGATTCGCCGGACGCGGATATTCAATTATTCTGCGGGGATAGCGCCCTGTGCCTGGGGGAGCTTCTGAAGGACATCAACGAGCCCTGCATGTTTTGGCTGGACGCCCACGCCCAGCATTTAGAGGGGGAAGAATTGGGGGAAAACCCGTTCCCGTTAATGATGGAGCTACAGCAGATACAGGATCGCGGCATTCCGGGCAGCACCATCATCATAGACGACATTTTACATTTGACGCACGAAGCGATCGTACCCTGGAAACGCCATGAAATCCAGATGATGGCTATGTTGGCAGTACAGGCCGGTAGAAACGCAATAGTTCAAACTCAAATGTTCGCCAATCCGGTGAAAGATTCGATTATGTTATGCCGCCTTTAATCACCATAGAACGACAGGCCCAGCCAGCCCCTTTTCCGGGCACAATGCCAAAAGTACGTAAGGAACTGCTGGACTGCACCATCGGGGAACTAAAGGCTGCCTATTGCCTGCTGTATGGCCGAGAAAGCCGAATACCACCCAACCAGCGCCCTGCAACCAATTGTAGACGCCGACATGCGCCTGATAACCGAACGCCTTAAATATCTGCGCAAATACTTCAAGCAACCAAAATAAAACTTTTCTTTGCGCTTTCGAAAATACTTTATACCTTTATTGCAAAATAAACCATCATGCAAACAAAAATATTCAAATCTTACGGCGAATTTTTGCAACGGGAAGACAAAGACATTAATGGCGTGCATAAAGCCTTTGCAGACAACCATAGCGATTATGTGCAGGATAACTATACAAATAAAGGTTGCTGGAACTGCTCCCGCTGCTCCGACTGCTCCGGCTGCTCCGACTGCTTCGGCTGCTCCCGCTGCTCCGACTGCTCCGGCTGCTCCGACTGCTTCGGCTGCTCCCGCTGCTCCGACTGCTCCGGCTGCTCCGACTGCTTCCGCTGCTCCCGCTGCTCCGGCTGCTCCCGCTGCTCCGGCTGCTCCCGCTGCTCCGACTGCTCCGACTGCTCCGACTGCTTCGGCTGCTCCCGCTGCTTCCGCTGCTCCCGCTGCTCCGGCTGCTTCCGCTGCTTCGGCTGCTCCGACCTAAAATACGTAGATGATAAGAAAGAAGAAAGGGCTACGGCGATAGATCCAATTATAATGGGCAACTATCCCGTTGTCGAAAATATTCATCAAAAAGTATATGAATCGGCCAATCAGCCCAATGCGCTTGATATGAATACATTCCACTCCTGCGGCACAAAACATTGCCGGGCAGGTTGGGCAATACATCTGGCAGGGGAACAGGGATATAAATTGGAATCTCATACGGATTCAGTTTTTGCGGCAATGATGATCTTTAAGGCATCAAATCCAGGTGTTCCAGTTTCCCCGGTACGGTTCTTTGAAGACAACGCAACGGCGTTGGAAGACATGCGTAAATGCGCAGAATTGGAAGCGGCCAAAAAATCAGTCTAAACCCCCGCCACGGGGATGCGTGGCAAGAAATAAGATGAAAAGTAACAATAAGTCCCAAACGGCAAAAGCTATTGTAAAGGACAAAGTAGAACGCCCGGAACGGCTGACTTTAGCATCTAGCCGGGATTTGTTTTACGAGACCTTCAGGGCCAATTTGCGCATGCTATGTGGTAGTCTCTATATATCCGATGTGGAAGTATCCAAAGAAATGAAAGTTGAAAGCGGGGCAAGGCTGACAGCCCTAAAATATGGCAGAGGAAACCCAACGGTAGAAGAGTTAACTCTTATTGCTAAATATTTCAATGTCACAATAGATGATATTATGAATAAAAAGGGAAAGATAATATTTGAATAAACCCCATTAATTCCACCACTTTAAACCCCAAACAAGATGGATAAGCAAAAGAAACTTTATTACCAGTTAAGCGACGGTGCAGATGCCAGCAATATCGTGATGGAATTATCCGGCTGCATGGCATGGATTGAAGGGGAACAGCCGAAAACCGAAGCCGAGGAAACTGAGGACAGGCAATATACCCTTACCCCTATCTGGTTAACCGATAGGCAATTCAAGAAATTGCCGGAAGCAAATATTTAAAAACACAGGACTATGAC